CTGACTGGCGTGGCGTTTACGGAAACCAAGGCGCTTAACTAATAAATATGAAAGGGGGTTTCGTATAAACGTGCCCCCTTCTCAAGCAATAAATAAACAACCATGGACTGCTTAGCAGACTATATGAAAGGATTATAGACTATGGGAACAACAACTTTTTCAGGACCAGTAAACACATTAAGTGTTATCGGTCTTAACGTATATACAGTGGCTACCGCACCTGATGGTGTGGAAGGTCAAATTGCGTATTTTTCAGATGGAGCTGCGGGCGCAGCAATCCTAGCTTTTTATGATGGAGCTAATTGGAAAAGAAGCGATACTGGTGCTACAATAGCATCTTAATTTTAACGGGGAGTTTCGGCTCCCCAACACAAGGAGGTTTATATGTCATCAAGTGACGTAAAGTTTAGTACCAGAACTTCAGACGGAAGATTTGGTAAAGCAGTACAAGCTACAGATAATTTTCTGGGCAGAATAAGAGTACAATATATTCAAGCTGCAGGTGTAGCAAGTTCAGTTGTTAAGTTATATGACGGTACAGATAACACTGGTACATTAATATATCAAGCAGGTTTTGGTGCAGAAGGCTTAGATGTCTATGTTCCTAATGATGGTTTAGTTTTTGAGACTGGTGTTTTTTTAGATTTAACAAACACTACTTCAGTAACTATTGCCTATAATTAATCCTTAGTAGGTAAGTTATGGCAACATCAGGCACACATGCATTCAATTTAGATACGGCTGAAATTATACAAGAAGCCTATGAGCGCGTAGGTTTTGATGTTAAGTCGGGTTATGATCTAGTAACTGCTAGACGTTCTCTTAACATTATCTTAACTAAATGGGTTAACGAAGGAGTAAACTTATTTACTATTACCTCTCATATAATTAATTTAACTAAGGATAGTCCTACTGCAACTTTAGCAGCTAGTCAATTTTTAGATATACTAGATGCATCAGTAAGAGATACTAACAGTTCTCCAGTTTCTGATGTTAACTGTGAAAGAATTAGTTTATCAGAATATTTAAACTACACAACTAAAACAACATCAGGCAAACCTGTACAATTTGCTGTGGAAAGAAACAGCCAATTCAAAGCAGCAGGTGCAAACACACATACAATATATTTATGGCCTGTTCCAGATCAAACTTATTATCAATTAAACACTTGGGCTATAAGATATCCTCAAGATGTTAATGATACGTATACCGAAAATCCTGACATACCTAGAAGATATTTACCTGCGCTTATCAGTGCATTAGCAGTTGAACTTGCTAATAAGAATCCAGCTAAAGTAGATGGGGCACGAAGAGCAGAGTTAAAATCTATGTATGAACAAGAATGGCAATACGCAAAAGAAGAAGATAGAGAAAGAGCAAGTTTTTATATACAACCTAAGATTCGCGGATACTAAGAACGATGGCAAAAAGAGCTTCAGGTAAATATGCATATCTGATAGATGATCGTTCTGGCAGGAAGATACGATACAAAGATGCGAGGACAGAGTGGAATGGGCTTCGAGTTCATAAAAACGACTGGGAGCCTAAACAAAGTTTATTAGATCCACCTAACCTCGGTCCCGAAGCAACTTCACTATCAAACCCAAGACCTGACAATGATGTAGATTTAACTACAGTAAAGTTTGGTTCTTTATTTGGTAGAGGAACTCCACCTATAGTATCTAATATTGGTACTATTAATATTAATGTATCTGAAGTTGTTGATAGTGTATTACTACAAACTGCTTTCAGTATTCCAACTATTGCTACAGGCGTCACTTTATTAGGTGAAGCATTAACTGCAGGGCGTGGTGCTATCTCAGTTAACACAGCAGAAGATGCGGACTCTCAACTAATTCAAACAGCATTCGGATCATTTAATTTCAGTGCACAAGAAAATACAACAGGAGAAAATTTAACTAGTACGCAAGGAAGTCCTGTGTACAGCGCAAGTTCTACTCAGGTAACAACAGGTGAAAGTTTAACATCTGGACATGGGTCAACTGGATTAAACTTTAGTGGTACTGAAGTGCCTGCTGGTATTGAACTATCTTCTAACGAAGGAACTTTATCTCTTCAAACAAGTCCTACTTTAATAGCATCAAGCCAAGCAGCAGCTACAAGTTTTACTGCGCCAACAATTAATACAATAGAACATGTGGGCGGGTTGCAACTTAGCTCAGGATTTGGTATAATATCAATTGCAATAGACGAAACAGGTTGGGGTAGTCAAACCTGGGGTTCTAATGCTTGGGGTAATTAATGGGATTAACATACGACCAACTTAAACAAAACGTACAAGACTGGCTAGAAAACTCAGCTGTGTCTTTCACTACAGCAACAGGTAGCGGGCAAGCTCCTATCGATTTGTGTATTGGATTAGCGGAATTACGTATATCTAAAGAAGCAGATTTAACTGCTTTCAGAAAACTTTCAACACTATCTCTAACAGGGGGCACATCAACAGTAGCTGTTCCTGCTGATATGGTGGTGCCTCGTTATTTAAGAATTGAAAACGGGGATTTTTTATTAGAGAAAGACGAATCATTTATCAAAGAGTATAGCAAGAATCCTACCACGAACACTGGTACGATAAGATACTATGCTTTAAATCAAACAGGCGCGACTTACACAAGCGGTAATCGCCAAACTAATTTTTTATTTGGACCAACTCCAGCCCTTGCAACAACAGTTGAAATAGGATATACTATGAGAGTTCCAGGGTTATCATCTAGTAATCAAAATACTTATATAGGTGACAAGGCCCCAGACGCTATACTATATGGTACATTGATCGAAGCTATAGGATACATGAAAGAAACACCTCAAACAATAGAATTGTGGCAAGGTTATTACAATCGAGCAATCCAAACATTAGCTAACGAGGAACAAGTAAGAATGCGAAATGATGAGTTTCGTAATGGTGAACTAAACACAATGCAGAGAGGACAATAACGCATGGCAATTACATCCGCAATATGTAATAGTTTTAAACAAGAAATTCTTGAGGCTGAACATAACTTTACAAATGGTCAGGATACTTTTAAGATTGCTTTGATTAAAGCTCAAGCATCTCAAACGGGTACTTATAGCGCTTCAACCACAAATTATACAGACGTTACTGGAAACAGTGATGAACTCGCAAACGGCAGCGGATACACTACAGGAGGAAATACTTTAACAAGTGTCACTCCAACATTAGATGGATCAACAGCAGTTTGTGATTTCGCAGATACTTCATGGTCAAGTTCTACATTTACTACAAGAGGATGCATAATTTATAATACAAATAATTCTAACGCAGCCGTAATGGTTTTAGATTTTGGTGCAGACTACTCGGTTTCTAATGGTACATTTACTATTGAGTTTCCAACAGCAGATGCAAGTAACGCAATTATAAGGATTAGTTAATGACATCTACCTGGAGTAATGGTGGCTTAAATTTACGTTTAATGACCACAGGTGAAAACGATAACACCTGGGGTAATCAAACTAATGATAACTTAAAACGTCTTGAGAACAAGATAACAGGTTATGCTTCTATCGCACTATCAGGTACGACACACACATTAACATTTACTACAGACCCTATAGCTTACGCAGATGAGGATGGAAGAAACTTTGTCTTAAACTTTGCTGGATCACCAGGGGGCACTTGTACGGTTACAATACCTTCACTAGAGACAGTGTATATGGTATTAAATAATACGGCAGACAGTAATGATTTAATCTTAACAACTGGAAGTGGTACAACATTTACTGTACCTTCTGGGCGTGATGCGTTTATTTATTCGGATGGAACAAATGTAATTAATGCTTTAGCTGACTTGCAAGTCACTACAGTAAATGGTGTAGATATAACAAATGTTACAACAGATGGATTTGCAATTGCTATGGCAGTTGCTTTATAAGGAGTAAGAATGGCACAGAATTTTAGAAATCAAGTAGCTAGAAATACAGGCACAAGTCCTGTAGATATTTTAGCAGAAGCAGATAGTTATGATACAGTCATAGGTATTAGATGCACTAACATAGCAACAGCTGCAATTAATGTA